TCATGCTAAGCTGTAGTTTCGAAAGCGGTCTGACAGCTCCCTCTCTTTATCTTCGAGGTCGTGCGAATAGACTTGTGTAGTGGCAAGATTTGAATGACCCATTAGCTGCTGAGCCTCTCTTTCCGTTGCTCCATGCAACAGAGCATCCGTACACATTGAGTGTCTTAGAGCGTGTGGGTAGAAATTGTCATAGCCTGCTTTCTGAAACACTAATTTCATCCGAATTCGCAAAGCATCCTTCTGCACTCTCTTATGAAACTCGTTTATCCAGAGCCAGTCAGTCACTCCAGCATAGCTGATCCATTCGAGTAACTTATCGTAAGCCTCGGTGCTGATGTAAGTTTTACGATATTTGCCGCCCTTACCGATATAGCTGATTTTCCGCCCCTCAAGATTTTCCAGTCTTAGGCTTGCCAATTCGGAGATACGCAAACCGACATCAAAGCTTATTCGAATGATTAGCCAGTCCATTGGGTCATCGGCACATTTCAGTACTTTAGCTATGTCCTCACTGAAGTAATAAGTTCGTCTCGGTGGAGTAGTTTTGAGCTTCTTTATTAGAGGAATTTTGATTTTTAACTCCATCCCCATCTCTTTGTGATAACGAAACAGGGCGATCATATTTGCAATGCGAGTGTTAATCGTTCTTGCACTTACTCCGCTCATACTTTGAACTGCTATCCAATTATTAAAAACTTTATTGTCTAGCTCGGTCAAGTCACCACACCCTGATTGGTCGATGAACTGTTGGTAGGTGTAACTTTTATTTGAGAGAGTTTGGTCACTCATTTGCCTGACGAACTTGCAGTAGTCCATGTATTCAGCAATCTGGTCGAGAATTGCATAGTTTTGTGTAGTTGTAGTAGTCATAAAAATCCTAACTCCCACCCAAAATGAAAATTATTAAATTAAAATTTTCTTAGCCTACTACTATTCTTTTTATATTCTTTTTATATTCTTTTTCTATGGGAGTAACGAATTGTTACCAGCGTATCTGTAAGTCGGAGTAACGATTTGTTACCAGCGGAATTGACTATTCCACAGGTTTTTCCACAGAAATCGGCATAGTTTTCCACAAGTTTTCCACAGGAAGGCACTTGACAAAATAAAACAGAGGTCAGCATTTTGGCTACCTCCGATAGTGTTTTTTCATGTTGTTGTGTCTTTTACATCAATTTATATTTTCCTCCTATATTCTGATTCTTTCCAGCAACGAATTTTAGCAGACCAAGATCAATAAGCTGCTTACGCACCCGAATAATACGAGGCTTGCTCCACCCAGTTTTATCTGTTAGATATTTTAGCCAAACAGTAAAATACCCATCTTTGTTCTTTTTCCAAACTTTCGAAGCATTCTCCAATACAGCATATAAAAATGCTATGTCAGACCCAAACCGTTCCACCATTTCCACCCTGACCTTATAGAATGCCCCTCGAGCCACAGCTCCTTCCTTACCTCCAATTATAGTTTTGCTCTATACAGAAAGGCGAAAACAGCCCATAGATGAAACTAAGGGCTGAGGGTTTGTGATATAAGCAGTATAGCACATATACTCTACAATGTCAAGACGGCATACAAGGAACATAGATTATGATATAATTAAGGCAGAATCAATCGCAACTATCCATCGGTAGTTGCTTTTTAATGAGGACGAAATGGAAGAAATATCTGTAGCACAGTTTGAGGCAATAGTGACCCAAAGAGTTCTGTATTATTGTATGTCGCCAAGTGCCATTAGAAACGGCTTCGTGCCGCACGAGTTAATCAGCAAGGCTTCGTTTATTGGCAGTAAGACCTTATATGACTATGGCTTTAGCGATGAATGTCAGTGTCAGTTGCGAGGTACACGGATCTTTCTAGTCCATAAACGAAATAAGCGAATCGTAGCGGAGATGGTTCTCTCGGCGGACAGAGCTGAGAATAAATTGTGCAAGAGACCCCAATTCTACTTAATGAGTCGTAAGGGGTTTGTAAAACAACAGAAGCTTTCTAAATTGATCGGTGCGGTCGGAAAGCTTGATAATTATGCAAGGAATAGGAGGTGAAATGTCCAGCGTGATTAAAGTTACACCCAATAAAGATGGTCGGTATATCATCAATCTTTATAGTAAAGACTATGATGTGACGAACATTATTGGCGAGGATGGTAAAGGTTCGCTTGAAGTTTATGGCGAGACCTACGAATTTGAGGCTTTCCCAAGTAAGTCGGTGATGCGACGAAAGTCAGCAATGAAAACAGCAGCCAAGGCTGGATCTGAAGGTGGAGGCTCAGATGAAGCTTAGTGTTACTCAAAATAAAGTCGAGATTGTCGAAAAAGGCATCGTCAATCAAGGCGAGTATAATGTCACGGAATGTGAATTTGATTTTGTCGGAGCGTATGACGGCTTAGTTAAAAAAGCTATCTTCACCGACAAGGCGACTGGTAAGGCTTACGAAATGCCGATTCTTGACAACGCCTGCACGATTCCAGCGGAAATTTTACAAAACAAAGGTGTTTGCCTAGTTGGTGTTTATGCATATGAAACTTTTGCAGACAGTAATGAGTTAGCTCTGCGATATTCGCCAACTCCAGCTACAGTGACTATTGAACTCGGCTCTTATAAGACCGATGTCGAAAACCCTAGCGATATTTCCACTTCCCAAGCAGAACAATACGAAGCTAAAATCAATATAAAGATTGAGCAGGTTGACGCTGTTATTGGTGAAGTTCGAGAGAAACTAGCCAGTGGCGAATTTAAGGGGGAAAAGGGTGAAGATGGCAAGGACGGCGAAAAAGGTGAAAAAGGCGAGGATGGTCAGGACGGAACAAATGGTCAAAATGGTGCTGACGGCAAATCTGCATATGAAGTAGCCGTTGCAAATGGATATGCTGGCTCGGAAACAGAATGGCTGAAAGATTTGCAGGGTGCTGACGGAAAAGACGGTGCAAATGGAGCCGATGGTAGAGATGGGGCTGACGGCAAGGATGGTGAGGACGGTTTTACTCCAACTGTTAGCCTAGAGCAGATTGATGAAACTACGGCAAAAATTACAATCACAAATAAAGACGGCAGTTCGCAGGTCGCTCAATTTGGCGGACTTTGGGAAGATGCAGAAAAGGAGGCATTTTAATGGAATCTGATAAGAATCAAAAAGTATTGATCAATCGGTCGACATTAACAAGTATTGGCAATGCTATTCGTAATAAAAGTGGAAGCGAAACTACTTACACGCCTAGTGAAATGCCTAGTGCTATCAATGCGATTAAGGGTGGCACGGTTAGCAATGTCGAGAGTCTGACGATCTCCAACAAAGCTGATCTTGCCGAGATTTGGTTAGGTACGCCATACCAAAGCCTACCACTGCAAGTGCAGGTGCTGCCTGAAGATGCTCCTCAAATCGTTCAAGTCACTGTTAGCGACAGCAGCTTATGTGGAGTGCGTAATAACGGTGATGGTACATATAGCTTGCGACCCTACAAGAACGGCACAGTCAATGTTACCGTGAGTGACTATTCTGGGCAAGTTACAGACTCTTTCGCTATGAACATAGGTACTAGAATCACCAAGCTCACCATGTCTAGTGCGGCACTAGAACTACAAGTAGGTATCCCTCGGCAACTAAGCTGCACGCTTGAGCCAGCTAGCACTACAGAGCGAGATATAGTCTGGTCATCCAGTGATCCTGAATCTGCCTCGATCGATCAAAACGGTATCGTGACAGCGCACAAGCATTGCTCGGATGTTACCATTACCGCAACTTCTGCAAGCAATAGTGCAATTACTACTACTTGTAAGATTACGGCTTATGTCTATGACCGTGACCCAGATTGGGCAGCTTATCGTGCCGCCATTAAGAATGGCACTATTAAAGAATTGGTCGATGTTGGCGATGTTATTGTCGATACTTGGACGGATACGGTAGCCAACAAGGAATATGAGTATAGCTGGATTGTTGCAGATTTCCGTAAGGTGACTCTAGAAGATGGTTCAGAAGTCGATGCGATGTATCTGATGTCTAAGAACTCGTTACCTTGGAACTTGCAGTTTGCTCAGGGTAGTAAGCTGAAGGCAACCGAAGAAGTTGCTCAGGAAGGTGTTTTCTACTATGGAAATACTGGTTCAACCTATACGCTATTAACAATCAACGATGGCGAGCCTATTCCATACGACCAGTACACAAATATCTATAAGACTAAACTCGACTGCAGCAAGACTCCAGCCAATGCAGGCGCTAATTTTAATAGTGTCTCCGCTAACGGTCTAAATCGTTGGAAATTCTCTGCGGCACGCCAATTCCTTAACTCTGCCGCTGATGCTGGTAACTGGTTTGAGAGTCAGTTTATGTCCGACATCTGTAGCTATGCGAATTCTCGTGCTGGTTTCTTGTCGGGCTTTTCTGCGGCGTTCCAAGACGCACTCGTGCCAGTCAAAGTGCAGACTGTTCTTAATACCACAATTTATAATGGTGAAACCGATGTAACTTACGACAAGATGTTCTTACCGTCAACGGAAGAAGTTTATATGGGTGCATACAGCTCGACCTATAACGGTATCGAAGGCGAAGCATGGGCATATTACAAGAAGATGGCAACATCTCCAACTACTGGTAGCCTCGCTGCTCGTGCCATTATCCCGCTTGGTTCGACCTCTGCCAGCGGCTCTTGGCTGCGTTCTGCAACCCTCTCCGGCACTTACAGCGGGTATCTCATCGGCAACTATGGCAGTCGCAACTACTACACCTCGTACAACACCTATCGGTTTGCCCCAGCTTGTGCAATCACGGCATCTTAGCTAATCTCCACCACACCCTTGTGGTGGAGAGCCTAAAATGGTAAAATAGTGATAAATAAGCAGAAGCTACGAAATGAGCGTTCCAGAAACAAAAAGACGAACAGGTAAGCTTGAGGTTCTGGTTAAAGTTCTTGAAGTAACAAAATATACTAATCTCAAGCTTTCCAACCAAAAGAAATGTGATCCAAAATTCGATTATGTTCTCGGCGATGATATTAAGAAAACCTCTCGTGACATCTATCGCCATTGTTGGGGTGCAAACAGTATCAGAGTAATCGACAAGAGTACTAGAGATGCTCGTCATAAGTTGCAGCAGCAAGCTGTTCAAGACTGCAATGAGTTGCTAATGATGATAGATATGGCTCAGGCTACCTATCATTTTTCTTCTAAGTCCGTAGAATACTGGGGGAGAATAACTATTACGGCAAGAGATGGCATCCGCAAGTGGAGGGATGCTGATAACAAGAGATATAAGCACTACGATGATTCGTAGTGTAGGTCGTAGGCTATCTGCCAACAACTCTTGGCTGCGTTCTGCAAACCTCTCCAACACTAACAACGAGTATCTCATCAACAACAATGGCAGTCGCAACAACAACAACTCGAACAACACCTATCGGTTTGCCCCAGATTGTGTTTCACGATGCCGACAATGTGCCAGCGTGTAGCGTTGGAAGTCGACTTATTAGCACAAACACAAGGAGTCGAAAGCCTAGGATACCGACACCCGTGTCGGCAACCTGAACAACTATGCGGCGATGTGGTTAGCTTACGAGCTAGTATCACTATACACGCCGCATCACCAAGGAAATTATGGACGATATTATAAGTTACGATGCTCTCTATAAGAGTATGCAAAAGTGTAAGCGTGGCGTTATTTGGAAGGATAGCGTAGCCCATTTTGTACTAAATAGCGTGGAGGAGATCATCAAGCTACAAGATCGTCTGAGGGCTGGAGAATACACCTCTCACCAGCTTAGACCGTTCGTCACAGATGGTCAGCATCACCGAACCGTAATGGGTGTATCGTTCAAGGATCGAGTATTCCAACGCAGCCTTAACGACAATGCCATCTACCCACAGATCACAAGGAGTTTCATATACGACAACTCTGCCTGCCAGAAAAATAAAGGCACAGATTTCTCTAGGAACAGGCTCATTTGCTTTTTGCAGCGATTTTACAGGAAACATGGCATTGATGGATATGTTTTGCAATGCGACATTTCAGGCTATTATCCGAATATGCGGCACGATGCGGTCGAGGCAGTTTTCAAGAGATACCTTACTCCTGAGATTTATGAAGTAGCCGTTCAAATACTACACAAACAGTACCAAGGCGAGGTTGGCTACTACGCAGGCAGCCAAATGATTCAGATTGCTGGCATAGCTATCCTAAATGACCTCGACCACTACATTAAGGAGCGACTAAAGATTAAATACTACATTCGATATATGGACGATTTCATCCTAATACATAATGACCGTAAGCATCTTGAACATTGCCAACAGATTATCGCAGAAAAACTTGCCGAGATAGGCTTTGAATTGCATCCGAAAAAGACCAAGATCTATCCAGTAGCTAACGGCATAAAGTTCTTAGGTTTTGAGCATAAGCTCACAGATACTGGCAAGGTAGCAAGGCTCATTATATCTAAGAATGTAAAAATGGAACGCCTCAAGCTACGCAGATTAGTGAATAAGTGCAAGAAAGGCGAAATACCACGCCATAAAGTAGATGAATGCTACAAGTCTTGGAAAGCTCACGCCAACAAGGGGGATTGCCATAACCTTATCAGGAGAATGGATGCCTACTACAAGAGCCTTTGGTTATAGTTTATGGTATAATTAAGACAAGAATCAATCGCAACGGCTAATTTTAGCGGTTGCTTTTTTGATGCAAAGAATGGAAATGGCATTGTGACGAAGAAGACTAAAACGGAAAAGGCAGTAGAGGCTCTTGCTGAATCAGTGGGTGCTGGTGAAACTGTTGTGAAAGATACAACAAAAAACAGAGGTGAAAAACAAGCAGTCAAGAGGTCAGGTTGTACTCCTAATCCTGAAGGACACAACCAAACTACTCCGAGTGAAAAGTATGGCGGTGAGTCGTATATGGACACCAAAACTCGAATGAAGATTTACTGCGAGCATCACCCAGCAGCACAGATCAAGATTATTGAAGGCATTATTGAACAAGCCCCAAAGAATGCTAAATTCGCCAAGTTATTCGTAGAAATGACTGGTGGTACTGATCCAACCGAAACGAAGATTACTGGCGAAGTGGAGCAGATTATCGAAAGCCCCCTGAATGGTCTCACGATCGAAGAATTGCGTTCGCTCAAAGCCTTAAAAGCTGAGCAAAAGGAGAATCAAGATGCAGAAAAAGCGTAAGTTTAAGCTTAAGCCCCAAACCCTGATGGATACGGCACGCTGGCGTATCTCTCCTGAGGCTAAAAGTAAGATGAATGACTATGTTAAGTGGCTAGAGAAGAAGAAATATGAGCTAGAAAAGAGGAAAAATGAGGTCTGAGCCAACGCTAGAATTGACACCAGAAGAAATTAAAATGTTGCCAGCATTCCCTCCACAAAACTTCACTAAAGAAAAAGCAGTGGAGCTGGTTAGGCTTATCAAGGGGGTGCAAAATGATAAGTAGCCACGACAAAGCCATTCTCGACAAGATCACCGACCGAGATATTGATATTGCAATGGCTCATAACAACTTGTGGCACTTCTGTAATACGCTCTATCCGACATTTTACACTACGGAGCGTGATTATCTTGTAGATCTATGTAACCGTATTGAGAAGTTTGTCGAAGAATCGCCTAAACACTTTCTCATTATTAACGCACCACCTCGCCACGGTAAATCACTTACAGCTCAGTGTCTAACTTCATGGCTATTTGGCAGAGATCCTAAAAATAGGGTGATGACAGCATCTTATAACGAAGAGGTTGCAAGCGTATTCTCTCGGAGCGTGCGAGATATGATTTCTACCGAGCCTATGGGCGATCGCATTGTTTATAACCATATTTTCCCCAAGACTAAGATAAAATACGGCGATGCCGCTGCAAAACGCTGGAAACTGGAGAAACAAACGCAATATGCCTATCTTGCCACCTCTCCAAACGGTACAGCGACAGGTTTTGGTTGCGATTTCCTGATTTGTGACGACCTTATCAAGAATGCCGAAGAAGCCTACAACGAAATGGCTCTAGATGCTACTTGGAGCTGGTTTACTAACACAATGCTCTCTCGTTTGGAAGGCAAACGCAAGACCATTATCATTATGACTCGTTGGGCGGACGGAGACTTGGCTGGGCGAGTGATCAATGGTTTCGGTGATGAGGTAGAAGTTATTACCTACAAAGCCCAAGACGAGGACGGCAAAATGCTTTGTGAGGGCATTTTGGATGCTGACTCCTATGCGATCATCAAGCAAGAAATGAACCCTGATATTGTGGAGGCTAACTATAATCAAACGCCAATCGACATTAAGGGGCGACTATATAGCGAGTTTAAGATTTGGGAAGAAAAGCCTAAAATGCCAGTTATTTATGGCTACACGGATACGGCTGATACTGGTACAGACTACCTTGTTTCGGTCGTATATGGCGTATATGAGCATGAGGTCTATATTCTCGATCTCATTTGCACGGATGCACCAATGGAGGTAACTGAGCCAGCGACAGCTAAGCTACTCACTGAAAATGAGGTTAATAAGGCGGTCATTGAATCTAACAACGGCGGACGAGGTTTTGCGAGGAACTTGAGCCGACAGCTGACTGATTTGGGCAATTTCAAAACACAGGTTAAAGACCAACCTCAAACTCACAACAAGGAGAGCCGTATTTTGGCTAGCTCGGCGTGGGTGCAAAACCATGTTTATATGCCGTTTAACTGGAAGAATAAGTATCCCGAATTTTACAGACAGGTAATGAACTACCAACGGAAAGGCAAGAACGCTCACGATGACGCAGTGGATGTTCTTGCGGCAATTTATGAAAGCGTCGCCAACACGCCTAAGGCGAGAATCTACACCGATGCAGATTTCAATAGGTCTGCTAGAGGGCGACAGCCATTTACGAGATAAGGAGGAATTATGGCGATCAATAAACGAACTTACATCCTACCCAAAGGAACTGAACCAACCGCAGAAGTTATTGCTGACTTGCTCGGCAGCGTTAAGCGAACTCAAGAAGTCAAGAAATACGACCTGCTTGAGCAGTATTACAATGCTGAGGCTATCACCCAAGACAATAGTCACAAAGAACCACTAATCGCTGTGACAGCTTATTCTCGTTATATTACGAGCTTAAACTGCGGCTATTTGCTTGGCAACCCAGTTACCTACAATGCAAGTGAAGGTCACGATATTGAGAAGATTCAAGAAGCATACGATGCTCAAAAGATTCAAAACATCGACATTAAATTGGAGAACGATGCTAGTAAGTTCGGACACGGCTTTGAGCGAATCTATATCAATGAGGATGGCGATTGTCGTAGTGCTGCTATTGACCCACGCAGCGTTATCTTAGTGCGTGACAATACCGTGGAACATCGTAAGATGTTTGCTCTCATCTATGTCGAATCCGTAGATGAAAAAGGCGAAGTGATCGACGGCGAATATGAGCTGACGATTCTCACTCGTGACAAAATTATGGAGCGTAGACTGAAGGGGAACTCACTCATTGGTGATGAAAAGGGTGACCTTAGCCATGTCTTTGGTGATGTGCCCGTGGTCGAATATATCAATGACGATGATTTGATTGGTGACTTTGAAGCGGTACTACCTCTAATTGATGCCTACAACATTCTACAGACAGCACGAGTAAATGATCGCTTGAAGACTGCGAATGCCCTGTTGCTTGTGAGCGGTGGTAATCTTGATAAAGAACAGGTTGATGCAATTATGGAGGGTCGCATTGCGGATCTGCCATAGGGAGCAAAGGCAGAGTATATCACTAAAACGACCAACGAGCAAGAATCTGAAACCTTGCGGATCTCTATCGCTGACGACATTCATAAAATCTCTATGACCCCTGATGTGAGTGACAAGAACTTTGCTGGTAGTGCCTCAGGTGTTTCGCTGCAGTATAAACTCTTTACCTTCGAGAAACACGCTAAAGACAAGGAACGCTGCTTTGAAGCTGCTCTGATGGAACGCTTTGCTCTATACAATGCCTATCTAAACCGTACCGCTAATATGGAGATCATTCCAACTGCCAAAATAGATGCCGTCTTCCAGCGTGCCTTGCCACAGAATGATGTTGAGGTTGCAAATATGATTAACGCTCTTGCTGGTCTAGTAGATAAAGAAACGCTGGTGTCGCAGCTTTCATTTGTAAACGATGCCAAGGAAGTAGTTGAGGCTGCCGAGGCGGAAGAAGATCGTAAGGACGAAAAAGCTTTCAAAATGGGCGGATTTGGCACTTTTGGTGATGGGAACGAAGAAGATACCGAAAACGGTGAAGAAGCGCCTAAAGACGCAGAATAAGGGGGTTAAATGGCAAGAAAAAGCATCCCCTCAAGCGAGTATTGGGCAAAAAGGTCACTAGAGCGAACCACGGCTGCCGAGATGCGGTCTGCCCCCTATCTCAAGATGATCCAGCGAACCTATCGTGAGACGGCGAAGTATATGACTGGTAGTATTCAGAGACTTTACGCCGCTTATTACAGCTCTACTGGTAAAACTTTTGATATTGCTACTCTACAGGATATAGCACCAAGAGGAAGTCTTGCGAAGTTGAAGTCTGACATGGAGCGACTTGGGCTAGATACTAGGTTGCCTGATAACTACAGGGGTAGAATTAACCGTCTGCAGCTTATGAACTTGCAAGCTTGGGCTGAAGTCAAAAAAGCAGCCCTGCAAGAGCAAAACCTGAGCCGCAAGATGTACGGCTCAGCAGTTGAAGATGCTTATTATCGTACTATCTTTGATACGGCTCACAAGCTAGGTAAGACGCAAACTTTCTCTACGCTCGATACGAAAACCGTTAATAAAGTACTCAGCACGAAGTTCTATGGCAAGAACTACTCAGAGCGTATTTGGACGAATACTGACACATTAGCTAATAGCTTGAATGAGATTATTAGCAAGGCAGTTGCAACTGGTCAGCCTCAGGAAGTTACTATCAGGGAGATCCAAGAGCGTTTTAGTGTGAGTGCTAGCAATGCTACTCGTCTTGTCCGCACTGAGATTTGCTACTTTGAGAATCAAGGCGAGCTGGAGTCATATAGGGAGATTGGTGTAGAAAAGTTTAAGTTTCTGGCGACATTGGATAGTCGTACCTCTGAAATCTGCCGCAATATGGACGGTAAGATATTCTCTGTTAAGGATGCCAAGCAGGGTGTCAATGTGCCTCCGCTACACCCATATTGTCGTAGCACGATCGTTCCATACATCAGCAAAGAACTTGAGCCAAAGCAGCGGATCGCACGAGATCCAGCTACTGAACGAAATTATTATGTTCAGGGCGACATGAATTACGAATCGTGGCATAAGTCGTTGGTAGAAGATATTGCCCACAAGATCGATAGCCGAGTGCCTATTACTGGCATTACTAAGGTAGGTATGATCAAAACTGGTATGGGCGTTAATTTTGATGCTCCACGCTTAACCAAAATAGACGGAGATTTATTGCGTGATACTGTTAATTCTGCCGATCACCTGCTCAATATATTTCCGAATGTTAAGGAATGGGTAGAGGAGCAGGGAGGCTTAGTGATTACGAGTACCAATAGTGGAGCTATCGCTACTACCAACCGAAATAAGCCAATTATTAGTCTTAGCAATAATTACTATCATGTAATGAAGAAGCTCCTCAATACTACCTTCAAGGGGGCAAAGAGAGGATGGTTCATGCCGACTGCGAACTACAAGAGCTATACCTTTACGCATGAATTTGGTCACTTACTCGAAAACTATTTGCTCAGGGGTAAAAATACAGAAACAGAGGCAAGGCGGATTAGGAGTGATATAATAAGCATAGCTGCACGAGAGAGCAAACTGAACAGAAAAGAAGTCTTAAAGCTTGCATCTAAATATGCACTACAAAATAATAATCCACGAGAGTTCTTTGCTGAAGTATTTGCGAATGCATTTATGGGCAAACCGAATGCTCTTGGCAAAGCTATGAAAACTTACCTTAAAGGAGAGATGAAAAAATGACAAGCGATGGGCTAGTACCGCCACCTTACTTTTTGGAGAACGAAGAATGGTACACCGAAGTTGAAGATGACGACAATTTTTGCGTCCATTATGAGCTGACCGAACTTGGCAAGTCTATTCCCAAGGTTGTTAAAAGTTTTGAGGAATTCCATAAATCTACCTTTGTCGATGATAATGGCGATACATGGGATTTGTAAAGCTACACCCTACTATAAAATTTTAGAGTAACATGATCTGACAGATACGAAAGGCTTTATAGTTCTTTATAGTAGGGGCAATTTGTTTGATTATTGAATGTGTGATATACTATAAGTAGAATCAATCGCGACTCAAGAAATGCTTGAGCCGTCTTTTTTTGGCTCGGAATTTCCGAGTCGTTTTTGATATGGCAAATAAATTCGAGGCGACTCGTTAAACTCGGAGGAACTATGTCAGGAACTGACAACCAACCATCAGACGGTAATTCCACCAAATCCGACAAAACTGATGTAAACAACGGTGGCGAACGAACTTTCTCTCAGGAAGAATTAGGTAAGAAATTGTCTGCTGAGCGAAACAAATTGCGTGAGCAGTTTGATAAAGAACTGGAAGACAAACTCAATGCTGCTAAGACCGAATGGGAAAAGCAGTCCAAAATGACTGAGGACGAAAGGGCGACAGCAGCTCAGAAGGCAAAAGAGGAAGCCCTAGCCGAGCGTGAGCGACAGGTTACACTGCGTGAGCGACAAGCAGAGGCAACTACAAAGCTTTCCGAGAAAAACATCCCAGTAGCATTTGTGCCGTATGTGCTAGATGAAGACGCTGACAAAATGGCAGAAAACATTGACACACTGGCGAAGACTTGGAGTAACGAACTGAAAGAGGCTGTAAAAGGTGCTGTTTCAGGTGATACCCCAGAAGACAAAAGCAAAAGCGATCTTGGGAAGAAGACCACTACTGTATCCAATGTCTATAAAGGCAACGGCAGTAGCGTAATCTAAAAGATTAAGGAATTTGAAAATGGCAAAAACTGATGCACTTTCTATCTTGGAATCTCAGGAAACCAAAGATAAGCTAGCCGAACTCGATGGCAAGCTAATTGAGTCCATTCAGAAAGACGCTCTTTCTATGCGGCTTAAAAACACGGAATACTCTGGTGATCCAACTACTGGTTCTGTTTCAATCAATCGGTTCAAGAACTCTGAGGCATCTGACTATGGTACTGCTCGTGCCGCTGGTAAGGGTACTCAGCTAGTCAATAGCGGTAAGGTCACTATCAATGTCGATACCGACAAAGAGATCACGGAGGAAATCGAAAAGAAAGACCTCTTGCTCTTTGGTATCGCTGGCTTAGCTGATCGCCGAACCGCAAACCACAGCAAGCGTATGGCTGCAGATCTAGACCGTGCGTTCTTTAGGATCGCCGAAGCTGCTGCAACTGGCGTTGACCTGACTGGTGACATCGAGAAAGCTCTCGAGACTATTATCCAGCAAATGGAAAAGACTGAAAACGACTGGGTTGATGGTGTTGACCGTGAAAATATGGAACTCACCCTCAGCGTTGGTGCTTACGGTCTAATCCGTGGCTATGTCGATAAAATCGATGGCGGTGTTGGAGTTGAGGAAGCAGGTCTGTTCCACGGCGTGAAGATCTACAGCAATGTTCGCCAAGCTGCGGATGTCTTGCTGCAATACCACGGTTCTGTTGGTCAGCCAGTAAAAATCGACGACTACGGTGCAGAGCGTATCCCATTGTCGAACGCCTATGCTATCCAGCTGTTCTACAGCTACGGTACTAAGGCAATCATGCCAGACCTAATCCTAAAGGCTGACAAACTAGCTTAATAGATAAGAGGGTGTAACTGATGGATCGCTCCCTATTCGTAAAAGAAGTCGCTACTCAGGTTAAGGTGATTAACCGAACCATAGACGATGACGATCTCCTGCAATTCGTAGTCGAGGAAGTTGTCGATAGGGTTTCGCTATATCTCCGATACGATGAGGAAACCGAGTTCGATACACGATTAGTTCGAGTGGTGGCAAAGGTTGCATCCTCTGTCTTCAAGGAAGCTAGTAACAATGTTGATAGCTCAGAGGTTGAAACAAGCATTAAATCTATGAGCGACAACGGACAATCTATCACCTACGGCGATGCCACCAAAAACTATCTAGCCACAGTTGAGGATGGAGTATTGTTTGGAGGCTTTGCCGAGTTACTACGACCATACAGGAGGATTCGTGGAATTTCCTAAAACAGCCAAAAATGCCATTGCGAGGGCGTTCTACGATAAGAGCGTGGCGATCTTGGAAAAGACGGAAGTTCTTGATGACGAAGGTGGAGTAGTAAAAGGTGGTGAGGTTGTTAAAAGCACATTCAAAGGTAATGTCCAATTTCTCATTCAGGAGCAACAGCAGCTTGGCGTTGGCTTAGTAAAGCAGGGTGATATACAAATCACCTGCCCGACTGATATTGAGGTGGCTATTGACGACATCCTACGGTATGCTGGCACGAAATATACAGTGCTAAGCGTGCTTCCATCAGATTCTCACTTAACCATTGTGGGGAAACGATGTCAGGGAGTGTGAGCATCAAAGTGAAAGGCTTAGTTAGCTTAAAGGCTAAATATAGCCGTTTGCCATCCAATGTAATAGCTGGGCTTACGAGGGGAATTAACCAAGCTACTGCGGTTGTGGAGGCAAGTGCAAAAGCGGTCACTCCAGTTGACACTGGTCGCCTGCGAGGCTCAATTCATGCTCGAAAGGCTAAGAATGACGGAAAGAGCGTGACTGGTAGTGTTTATACGGATGTTGAATATGCAATGTTTGTGGAGTTCGGTACAGGAGTTCGTGGGAACGGATCGTACCCATATAAAACGGAGATTGCTCTAGCATACGGAAATGTGGCAGGTCAGGTGGCTCAGCCGTTTCTTGGCAGAGCATTACATCAGCGTGAGAAAGAGATTCATCAAATTGTGAGTGCGGCAGTAAGTGGTGCTATGAAAGGCAAACGAAATGTTTAATCCAAAGAAAGAAGTATTTGCGAAGTTGCAAGAGCTTGAAGGTGTAAGCGTATCCCAAAGTTCTCAAAACATTTTCAATACTCTACCTGCGGTGACCTTTAGTATTCAGAACAACGCCGTAAATATAACGCTCGACAATGAGATTGCCTCTCAGGATATTATCGTTGGCATTGATGTGTGGGCGGATTCAAGTACGCAAGCTAGCAGTATTTTAGCTCAAGTTGAGGCTAAGATGCGAGAACTGTTATATCAGCTAAACAGCTCTGTAGATGTACCGAATACAGATCAGAGCATTCATCACATAGCGTGTAGCTTTAGAGGTACTCGCTAAGTAACAAAATAAGGAGAAAATATGGCAGGTATTCCATCAATCGGAACCGAACTATTCCTCGTGAAAGCTGGTGACGAACAAGCTGACACGAAAATCGCACATCTTACCTCAGCTGGAGCTATTCAGGGTACGGCTGAAGAAATTGATGTAACTGATCACGACAGTCCTAATGGTAACAAAGAATACATGGCAGGTGCTGTTGATTTTGGTACTTTTGACTTTGCTGGGAATGTGAATGACCCAACTTTGGTAGCGAAGTTGTACGACCTTCTTAGCTCGAAAGTACTTCGTTCTTGGTATGTCAAATACAAGGATGGCTCTCGTGCTGATTTTGACGGTCCTCTACAGAGCTTTGGTCTGGATGAGCAGACTACTGACGGTCTTATCACCTGTTCTGGGTCTATTCGCATCAGCGGCACTCCAGAATATCAGCCAACTGCAGCTTCGGACGGAGCTTAAACGCACGGCGGCTGCGTAATGCCGCCACTAAACAAACTTAACTCGGAGATATTATGAATATCATTTATAAGGCAAGTTCACTAGCAAAAGCAGAGCGTAAGTATCAAATGAAGTTCTTTGACGCTATGGCAAATATCGGCGGTTTTTCAGAAATTATGTTTTTCCTTGAGGCTGGCGGCGTGTCAGAGGAGGAAGCCGATGCTTTTATTGCCGAAAAAGGTATTACAGAGGCTATGGCTGCCATTATGGAGGCAATCTCTGAGTCAGGTTTTTTAGGGGACATGAAAATCGACATGAAGGAACTTCGCCAAGAGATGGCGGAGACCACCAAACAGGTAGTTTCACAGAATACTGGAAAAGCCAGCAAAAACTAGCATTTTCAATCGGAATTGGACTTTCAGACTTTTGGGAAATGACGGTCGGTGATTTTTACGACTGCATTGATGGCTTTGAGCTTGCAAGAGAGCGACAAATTCAAGATATGGATATGTTGAACTATCAGCTCGGTCAGTACATAGGAGTAGCCTTTAGCGATCCAAAGCACTATCCGAGGAGCCCAGAAATAGCCGAGAGATTAAAAAACAAAAATAAATCTCCCCAAACAATGACCGATGAGGAAATGCTGGCTCAAATTAAGCGTGATTCGCTCCAATGGAAAGGAATAACTAATGGTAGCAACAGTTGACGAGCTACAAGTTCAAATTACTGCTAATGCGAACTCTTTTAATAAGCAAATTAAAGGTGTTCAAAAGCGAATGGACGAGATGAGCAAGTCTGCTAAGGCAAGTACTGAAGGTACGGCAAAAGCTTTTAATGGTCTTAAAATTGCCGCAGTAGCTGCCGTTGCTGCCATTTCTGTTGCAGTCGGCAAAATGGTGTCCGCCAGCACAAAACAATTTGGCGATTTTGAACAAAATGTGGGTGGTGCCAAAGCAATTTTTGGTGACTACGCAGGTTTTGTCCAGAAGAAAGCAACCGAGGCTGCATCGACTATGGGTATGTCGATGAACGAATATATGCAAACCGCCAACAAGCTCGGAGCGATCATCAAAGGAACTGGTATGTCCACCGAGGATAGTTTAACTTTGACTGCCGCCGTGATGCAACGAGCTGCCGACCAAGCATCAGTTATGGGCGTAAGTACGGCTGAGGCTATGGATATTATGGTTTCGGCTGGTAAAGGTATTTTAACCACTATGGACGGTCTAGGCGTTAAGCTTTCTGCGAACGCTATCGAGTCTTATGCTCTGAGTCAGGGCGTAAAAACAACTTATTCTGAAATGTCTGAGGCTCAAAAGGCAGTTTATGCCTATGGCTTATTTTTGGATCGAACGAAGTATGCACAAGGAAACTTTGCTAGAGAAGGTGTCGAAACTCTTAATGGATCTCTTGCCGTCTTGAAAGCAAGCTTTAAGAACTTAGGAACTATGCTTGGCTCGGCATTTGCTCCTATTCTAATGGAAGTCGCTAATTTTATTACGAATTATGTAATACCAGCACTTAAAGCAGTTATTCCGTATGTGATTGGTTTTATGCAGGCTGTTGGAAAGATGGTGAGTTATGTCGCAAACGCTCTTGCTGCGTTATTCGGTAAGGACACGAACCCAGCAGAATCAATTTCGGGTTCTGTGGATATAGCAACGGATAGTATGGAGTCTCTAGGGGGAGCGACCAGCGATGTTGATAAATCACTGGGAGATGCAGCAAAGAGTGCGAAAAAGCTCAAAAATCAGCTCGCCAGTTTCGATGAAATGAATGTACTCACAGAGCCAACCAGTAGCTCAGATTCGAGTGGTTCAGGTGTTGGCGGTACTGGTCTTGAGGGGTTAAATTTGCCAAAGATTGAGAAAATCGACTGGGAGAATATCATTCCTGATGCAAAAATACCAGAATGGCTAAAAGGTTTAGACAAGATTTTTGACACGAAAGCTGCAAAGGCTTGGGGAGAGGCAGTCAAAAAGGTCTTGAAAACTGTCCAGAAGAACTTTCAGTCAGTCTTTTCAAAGGTTGGTGCTATCGCAAGTACGCTTTGGGAAGACATGGGCAAATCGCTAGAAAAATATGGCGACCAGCTGGATACTAGCTTAGCTAATTGGGGAACTGCTATCGGCGATTGTCTAAGTAATGCTGTAGAATTGGCTTTTGCCCCGATAGACGGTTTCTTAGGTGGAGTTAAAGAGCGGCTGGAGCAGTCTGGTCAGGAGCTTACGGATTCCATTATGGTTATTAGCATCAATGCAGCTAATGCGGCTACCGAGATAACGACTCATGTGACCGAAGGTATTAGCGGTATGATCGAACCGATTAGAAATGGTTTTAGCAATTTAGGCGAATTATTTACTCAAATGTGGATAGATATGACCGCATCCTTTGCTGAACATTCTCCAGAGATTTTCGGTGGAATATCTCAGTTTGTCGGTGATATTATTGATACTTTTAGCCAGTTTGGTCAAATTATAGCTGGTATTTGGGAAGATATTACTGGTGGGCTTAAAAAAGTGTGGGATGAGAACGGCAAGGAATTGACAGATAATATCGCACTTGCCGTAGAAAACATCATCAAAGTGTTCCAGAGCCTTTGGGATAACCTTATTGAGCCAATCGTGAAGCCAATGCTGGAACAACTCAAGAAGACTTGGGATGAAAACCTGAAACCGATTGTAGATAAAGTTGCTGAATTCGTAATGAAGCTCATTAACTTTGCTTTGATGATCTGGAATCAGTTTATTGCACCGATTATTGGTTGGCTTACTGAAAAACTCAAGCCTACATTCGAAAACATAGGGAAAACTATTGCTGGTATTATGGATACTCTAGGCAGGGCGATTGGTTCTGTTGTGGGTGGTATCATTGACACTTTCTCAGGAATAATTGATTTCCTTACAGGAGTATTCACTGGTGACTGGAAAAAAGCTTGGGAAGGCATAAAAGGCATATTTTCTGGCATTTGCGATGCACTTGGTGGGCTATTCAAAGCTCCAATCAATTTCATCATTGATTGCATTAACACTTTTATTCGTGGTCTTAACAACATCAAAATTCCAGATTGGGTGCCAGCTATTGGTGGTGCAGGTTTCCATATTAACGAGATTCCAAAGTTAGCACATGGTGGCGTTATTGATTCGGCTACTATAGCGATGATTGGTGAGAGTGGGCGAGAGGCAGTATTGCCCCTAGAACGCAATACTGGCTGGATGGACAAATTAGCTGAAAAACTGTCTGCTGGTAATCAGCAAACAGCTCCTCAGCAACTGGTTGTTCAAATTGGAGATGATACGATCTTTGATAAAGCAATCGAATACATCAATAATAAGTCCAATCTACAAAACCGTAGTGTTATTGCACTTTAGTGGCTCAAGTCGATAGTATTGAGGATCTTAGAGCTAAAGCCCTTGTCATAGATATGAAGTTTTAACGCCGTATCCCCTGATGGTACTTCGAAAACGATACTGCCCTCTTTTGTTCCATTTACGGCTAAATCGCCCGTATGAATAGCATCGTCAGCCTGTGCCATTGCCTTGTAAGCCTCGATTGACCCATTGCCATTTTCAATCTTAAAGTTTAGTGCATTGTAGCTCTGAACCTCGTTGCTTGTGTTTTTGATGGACAGATTCACTTTAACATACTCCATCCCATCGCTCGGCGTTAAATATGCTGCTGTATAGTTGCGATCTATTGATTTGACAGTGACTTCTACTTTGCCAGCAGGCGTAGCAATGCCTATGGACGGTGTCGTTGGAGTACTGGGTGAATCGCTGGAAGATGTAGTGTTATTGTCAGGATGATTAGTGGAGGTAGTGGGTGTCGAGTTTGGTGAGGTGTCCGTTTTGTCGGTATTGCTCAATGCTCCGCCGCAGATCGCAATTATGACAACTAAAATAACCCAAAACCACCATTGCTGATAAAAAGGCTTGGAAGTCTTTGGGTTGCTGACAGTCTTTTGTTTTTTCATTTTTGTCTTTCTCCCACACAAAATGGGCTAGCGTTTAGTATATGTGTTCAAGATATACTTAGAGCTTTAATCTCTGGCAACACTAGCCCATTTCGGAGATTAAAAAATTCTCTAAATATATCTTGAACAATACTATTATACCACAAAATAGAGGGCTAAGCCTGCTGTACTACGGCAGCAGGTCACCCTCAATAAGCACATTATAACATATTTGATTAGTTTCTTGAAGTCAGGGAAATAAGGATGTGCTATAATACCAGTAATGCGTTAATCGCAGGGAGATGCGGCGTAGCCCATCGAATAAAAGCAGAGACAACATTGTGGGCGTTTCTGCACGCCACCCTACAGCGAGATACTCGTGTCGTATCCCCAAAGGGAGCAATGGCAAAATGAAGGAGATCCTGACAGCATGACACGCTGGATTTCGGGTAGCCATACTGCTCGTTATAGTCGCAAGACTTAATTCCTGAACCCCACGCAGGGAATGCGAGCAATATGGTATAATTAGGACAAGAATCAATCGCAGTCACAAGCCGTGGCTGTGTTTTTTGTTGTATAGGAAAAGAGATAATGTATAGCGGCGATTTGCTTAAAATAAATGGCATACGAATCTCAGGGTTGAGCGGCTATAAGATTAACCGTGAGAAGCTTTGGAAAGATGCTGAACGAAATATGAACGGCAATGTGTCGGCTTCGCTGATTGGAGTATTTCCAAAGCTAGAGCTGGTCTTTCGTGATGCCTTGAATGAAGACCAAATTAGCAAGCTCTGTGAGCTGCTAGATATGCCATATTTCACAGCTACTTACTATGATGCTAAGATTAAGGGTACAAATTCAGCTTGTTATTATGCTAGTAGCTACCCAGTCGAGCTGATGGAGCGAAAACGAGGCTTATTTAAGACTTTTACCGTTAATCTAGTGCCAGTTAGCAAGGACAAACATTCTCCGACTGGTATGATCGGATATTATGCTGACGGCGAACAGGAGCGTTTCTAATGATTAACGCCTCGCAAACCTTTAAGGATGCTATGACCCCAAACATCAAGAATGGGGTTGGGGTAGTAGTTACGGTTGTGGAGGATAACACGACATATAGTTCAGACGATGTGATGCAGTCGGTCGTTATTAAATCGTCAGGCTACTACTATGGCGTAAATACTCGCTCTGCCACCATCAAAATGCTTGGAACGAGCTATAATCTGATAGGTAAATCGCTCAAGATCGAACAAGCTGCCTTAGTCGATCCAGCAACCGAAACTTGGGAACGAATGAATCAGGGTGTTTTTGTCGTGCAAGAACAAACGGCTGATCTCGAAAAAGGTTGTACTACTCTTACAGCATACGACCTTATGGGCTGTATGGGTAAAACCGACTATAAAACTGAGGACGGTATCACTTTTCCTTGTACGGTTGCCAAGCTAGCTGAACAAATTGCTAGTCATTTTGGGCTACAACTTAGCACAGATTTTACCGAGCTGCCCAACTATAACTATGAGATCGCAGAAGATCTATATGCAACCATCTCTACGGCGACTTATCGTGATATTCTAGCGGAAATTGGCGGTGCTACTGCAACTATGGCTATTGTTACCACGGACAATAAGCTAGAATTCCGACCACTAGCAAGAGATGTCTCGGAAACTTGGACTTATGAGGATATGAAGAAGTTTAAGGTCGAGCCTAAATACGGCGAAGTAAATGCGGTAGTTTTGGCTCGTACCCCACAGGAAGACAATATCGCCTTGACCGATGCGGAGAGCGTGGAAAAGAACGGTTTGACGGAGATTAAGCTCGCAAACAATGAAATACTCGATGATGACCGCCAAGACCTCATCAAACCGCTTCTAGAGGCTTCTCTGGGCTTTTATTTCTATCCAAGTAGCGTAACAACGATTGGTCATGGCTGGCATGAAGTTGGCGATCGTGTTGCGGTCAAAGACGATGCAAACAACACATACGAAATCGTTATTACCGACATTTCACTAACTTTAGACGGTGGCATTAAGGAAGTGATCTCTAGCGTGGCTCCAGTAGAAACGCAAACAAATTATGCGATGGCTGGCGGTATTACAAAAACTCTTTATAATACCGAAATTAAAGTCGACAAGCAAAGCCAAGAAATTAGATCTACAGTCAGCAAACAAGATACTTTGGAAAATGTAGTTAATGACAACTACACTCAAATTATCCAGAACCTAACCTCAATTATTGCAGCCGTACAGAACTCAGGCGGTAACAACCTTATAAAGAACTCCGTGGGCTATGTACTAGGAACTAATGGTATTCCTGATAGTTGGAACGCTGAGCTAGAGGATGAGGGTGGTTTGACTGTGATGGCGAGTAGCGAAGCGGCAAACCGTGGCTCAATTTCGAATAACATTATGGTACTGGCTGGCATTACATTGCGGCAGCGTATCTCCGTGGCAGCTGATGAGGGAGCAGCAGAACCTACTAAATACACATTCTCTGTGAAGATTAAGAAAACGGCAGCTCGTGGCACAGGAAGTATTGTTTTAACTGATGGGCTAAATGAATATCGCATTGATATTGCCTCCGCAGATGAGCCTTATTATCAAGAATACTCAATTAAAGGTATTGTGCCGAAGAATAGCTACCTTGATTTGATAGTTTATGGATCGGCGGATAGTGATTTTACGGTTACAGATATGATGCTTTCTACTGGCGATTATGTTGCCCAGTGGACTCAAGCTAACGGCGAGTTTGCTAACACCCAAGTTAGTATCGATGTTAATGGCGTTAAGGTAAAGTCTAGCACGCAGCCAAACACTTATTCAATGCAAACATCGCTAGGCTTTAGTGGGTCGGATGGCTCAAAGAGCTATCAGCTCGATTCAAACAGTGTTAGTAGCGACAAGGCAATTATTAGTTCAGAGTTCGATATGCCGCCGCTAAAGATAGTTTCACGCTCCGATGGGTGGGCGTTAGTGAAGAAGGAGAATTAGAGAATGACTTGGTATTCTGGAGAAGTACAGGCAAGCACTTATATCAAAGCTCGGCTAGTAGTAGACGAGAGCAGGTCGGGCAACACTTCTACTATCACAGCAAGGCTACAGTATCGCCGAACTAATAGTTATAGTGGTGCCACGCTCCAATATGGCAACGGTTGCAACATTTACATCACCATCGATGGACAAACTTTCACGATCCCACAAGTTTACAATTCCTATAGTACTATTCCTGCTTACAACAACGACTGGATCACTTTTGCAACGGCAACAAAGAGCATTAGCCATAACGAAGCGAAGACTATTAGTTGTAGTTGGTCGACCGCCAATATGGGGGCATATCTCAGTAGCTCAGGCTCAATGTCCTGCACTTTGGCGGCATTTATCACTAAGTTGTCAGCCCTAGGTGTCAATGCCACTTCTCAATCGAATGATATATCGGCTCGTTTTTGGTGGATGAATAGAGCTGGGGTACAAGTTCATATTGCTTGTGAAGAAATTGATGATTCGGGAAATTATATCAGTACGATAGAACAATGGACTAATCAGGCTGGTACTGCTGGTCAGATTAGTGAGAAATACTATTCGCTGACTGCCGCTCAAAGACTTAAATACGACAATCTCGGACGGAACAGGATTAGGTGGACGCTCAAGACCGTATCAAGTGGAACGGTGTTATATTACGATTGTCACGATTACGATTATAATCGAGCCTCTACTCCATCACTATCTGCATTTACGGTAGGATCAAGTGTGCCAATTCGCACCAATCGACAAAGAAGTAGCATGACCCATACTGCTGTAATTCTAATTGCAAATAGTACGATTAGGACGATCAATAACATCGGAGCTAGCACTAACTGGGATTCGGCAGCGGATGAGGGTGTCATTTATGCTCAGGAAACACAAAAATCTTCTACTACGGTTACGGTTCGGTTAAATACATATATTGGCAGCACGCTTATCGGTACTAAAACTACACAGGTTAATGCCGCCTTTCGTCTTAGCGAGGTTGCTCCGATTTTCACGAACTTTACTTATCGTGACTCGAATACTAATGTCGTTGCCGTAACTGGTAATAACCACGTGTTCGTCAAAGGTCAATCTAATCTCATCGCTACGGTTCCAGTAGCCGATAAAATGATCCCACGACAGGCAACGACTGGTAAATCATACACATTTACGCTAGGCAGCATTAGTATTACTCAGGCATTCTCAAATACTGCTGATGTGTCGGCGAACTTTGGCAAGGTTCTTAATGCTGGCAGCCAGCGTTTGACCGTCAAGGCGTTTGATAATCGTTCCATCTCTACTTCTATCTATAAAGACATTCAGGTTATTGACTATGCCTCTCCAGCCCTCACGCCAAAGATCGAAAGGTTAAATGGTTTTGAAGACCGCACAACGGTTAAGTTGGAAGGTGAGTTCTATCTAGTACCAGTAAATAATGTAGCCAAGAATACAATCACGAGTATTAAGTGTCGCTATAAGAAATCACAGGAGACCTCTTGGAGAAGCTGGCAGGAGCTTAGCTTTACGACCTCACAGAAGGATGGCAAGGGCATAGTGACTGGCTCTAGCGGTGGTGTATTGTTTGATTTAGATAACACCTCAGCTTGGGATTTTGAGTTTCAGATTACAGATCGTTTCTCATCTACGACAGCTGCTGGTCAAGTTTCTGTCGGCATTCCTATTATGTTCTTCAGCTCGGATGGGCGTATTAGTATTAACTGTATGCCAGATGGGTACGACAAAGGTCTGTACCTCAAAGCCAAAGATCAGGTGTTTAAGCAGATTTACCCAGTAGGCTCGATTTTTGAGACTGCACAAGCAACTTCACCAGAGGAAGATTTTGGCGGAACTTGGCGGCAAATCGGAACTCGCACAGTTGGTAACACGACAATTTACACATATCAAAGGAGCTATTAAGGTAAAGCTAAAATAAATTGCAATAGTGTATAATCAATGATGTGGCTTATCGACTCTCACCACATTATTTTGTGATATAATTTAACTAAGAATCAGTCGCAACTATCTAAATGGTAGTTGCTTTTTTAATGGAGAAATATGGACGCTAATACTGCATCAATCATCGGTATGACTATCACAACGATTGGCACGATAATTGTTGCTATTATTTCGAACCGTACGAAAAACCATGTCAAAGATGGAACTGCTGCAACCGAAGAACTCAAGAAGGAGCTGCAAGAGGTTAAAAGCGAAGTCAGAGAGACAAAGGGTGAAGTGCAAGTACTCAAGGGGGAGTTGTCGGAAAATAACTTGGAAACTTTGGCGACTGACATAACAGTAGCACTCGAACATCACGAAGATGACATTGAGCCGTTAATCGAGCTTGGCAGAAAGTATTTTAAGAAACTTGGTGGCAATTCACATATCAGCAAACCGTATGCGGCGTGGGCGGTTAAACATCACATCGATATTTCGGATTTTTATACAGAGCATAACAACCTGAAATTATATATGGAAAACCCAAAGCTATTGGAGAAAGGAGCGTAAATGATAGATTATCTTATAGTTGTGGCACTTGGTGTAGGTGTATTTTATGCTGCTTATTTCTTCAATTTGCTGTCGGGTATAGCTAAGAACTTATATGTGCAGGATCTTGAGTTCGACTGGCATAAGTTATTCAAGGGAATTGCTAAATGGCTCATAGCAGGTATTGCAACTGTCGGCGGAGCATCTGTTATCTATGCGGCTGGCTGGTACGGTAAGAATGTTGGCGTAGAATGGGGTGTTGCCGCTCAGGCTCTCTCGAAAGATGCTTTGATTGCTGCCGTGACAACTGGTGTTGGATACCAAATTATTAGCCTAGTATCAAACATCGCCCATATCTTCAAGGCTGGACATACGGAAGACCTAGATATTGAGTTTAATGATGAACTAGCAGATTATGAAGCAATAGCCAACAAAGCAAAAGAGATTATAGCGAATGTTGTCGACTTCTTTACTCCTGAAGACTATGCGGAGAAACACGGTGAATGGGAAGAAAAAGGTGGTATTGGGCAGCATTATACCGTACCGATTGGCAGCTTCGAGATCTTTAAGAACGCAACTCTAGGCAAAGGCTATGACATCGATAATTACTACGGTCAGCAGTGCTGGGATTATGCAGCCCTGCTGTGGCAGCAACTTGGTTTATCGCTACTTACTGGCAACGGTTTGGCAATCGGCTGTTGGGATCTAAAACGAGAGGTCAATAAATCTAGCCAATTCGATCTAGTTTATAATGTGAACGATCTCAAAGCTGGAGATGTCGTGGTTATGCGACCAAATCACATCGGTTTCTTTGTCGGCTGGTCTGGCAATTATATGCAGATCTTGGGTCAGAATCAAGGTGGTACGCCGTGTGCGGCTGGAGGAAGTGCGGTCAATATCGTAAATATCGCTAAGTCGTCATTTGCTGGGGCATTTCGATACAAAGCTTGGAATAAGGCTACCACTACGCAGGTCATTACTCAGCCTGTTTCTCCGACTCCTAAGGCTTCTGCCGATGATAAGCCAACGCAGTCCAGTAGTGGTAGCACCGCAAAGAAAAATACTGTAACTTACAAATACAAAAAAGGTGACACCTTTGGTCAAGTGATCCTGAATCTTGGCTTACAGAGTAGTCATGGCTTATGGGGAGCAGGTGGCGATGTAGAGTATTACACCAACCAGCTCCACGAACAGGGGATCTATGGAAACATTCCAGTAGGTGCAACTATTACTTTAACAAGGCGGAACTAAAATGGATAATTCAGGAGTTAAGGTGAAAATGCACACTGGCTGCTCCTGTTGGTATTGCCGCCATGGCAGAAATAGAATTGTACGGCGAGAGTTCCAACGCAAGATGCGTCACCTTCATAAAAAGGAACTGAAGAACAAAGGTGAAGTCGTTAATGTCAACCTGTCTATAGGCTATACGGATTAAACCCCTATAAAAATCCAACAGAAGTAACTAGTATTTTAACAAGACGAGATTAGATAATAAATAGACCATCCTCGCCAAGTGGTGAAAATGGTCAGTATGATACCATGGTCGAATTGGTTAGGCGACAGTTCGCAAAGCTGTATCATGTCGGTTCGAGTCCGACTGGTATCTCCAAAAGGTTCTACTTTGCTGATACGAACCCCTATGTTCTTTGAGTAGGTGAGGTAGTCGTTATGTTGTGTATGGTCTTAATGGTCAAGACGCTAGTTTGTGGCACTAGAAATACGAGTTCGATTCTCGTTGCACACCCCATAATCAAGAGTAGGCAAATTGGTAAAGCCGCTGCTCTCTGAAAGCAGAGTTTATAGGTTCAAATCCTATCTCTTGAGCCATTAACAAATACTGGAGGATACAGTTCTGGTGAACTGGTGAGCCTCATAAACTCAATTAGGTGAGTTCGATTCTCACTCCTCCAACCACAATAATGCAGGATAGCTTAGTTGGTAGAGTGCCGCTCTGTTAAAGCGAGGGTCGTGGGTTCGAATCCCACTCCTGCAGCCATATGTGGAGAGTAGCCGAATGGTTAGGAAACTGTCCTGAAAACAGTCGAGGTGAAAGCCTTTGAGGGTTCGACTCCCTTGCTCTCCGCCAAAATGGAAGATAAATCAGCAAGGTGCTGGCACGGTTCGCTAAACCGATGGTATCGCAAGGTATGGGTTTCGATTACTCTGTCTTCCGCCAATCATGAGGATTAGCTCAAAAGCAGAGCGGTCGTCTTATATACGACTGACAGTGGGGCAGTACCACTATCCTCAACCATATACCAGAACGGTGGAGTCAGAGAGCCACAGCAGCCTGTAAAGCTGCCGACTTCGGTCTGAGTAGGTGCAAATCCTTCTTCTGGTACCAATAGGGATGTAGGCTAATAGCAAACTATCGCTCTGATACTGCGATGTCGGTGGGGCAGAACCACCCATCCCTACCAAATAAGGGGTATTCGTCCAATGGCTAAGACGCTGGGTCTTCAACTCAGAAAAAGCAGTTCGAATCTGCTATACCTCACCATTTCGAGGTGGACAAACTGGTAAAGTCATCAGCCTTTGAAGCTGAAAATTGCTGGTTCAAATCCAGCCCTCGAAGCCAAATGGCTGTGTAGTCCAATCGGTAGAGACAGCTGGCTCAAAACTAGTTCAGGTCTGAGTTCGAATCTCAGCACAGCTACCATTTGTCGCTCTAGCTCAGCGGTTAGAGCATCCGCCTGAAGAACGGGAGGTGCTTGGTTCGACACCAAGGGGCGACACCACAAGGGGATAGGATAGGTCTAGACTCCAAGCGAAGAACGAAAACGGCTAAAGGAATAAGTTCGAAGTAACTTGGCAGGACATGGGTTCGATGCCCATAATCTCCACCAAACTATGTCACCTTAGCCCAACTGGTAGAGGCGTATGCCTTAGGAGCATATTAGTGTCAGTTCGGATCTGACAGGTGATACCATAACAGGATGTAGCTCAGCGGTTTAGAGTGCGTGTTTTGGGAACACGAAGTCGTGAGTTCGAGTCTCACCATCCTGACCAGAGCCTTTAGTTTATTGGTAGAATACCAGTCTCCAAAACTGGTGGACTCTGTTCGATTCAGAGAAGACTCGCCACGATTATTTTTCGAATATAGCCGTACAATCACCCCTAGTAACATAATTCACGAAGCAATGCGGACAATGCAGCCGTACAAGTGCCTCAGCCTCATTATCTGGCACATAATTGCAAATGGCGAACGAATCGTCCTCTACCTCAAACTGAGAGAAGAACACCTGAATCGTACCGAAAAACCAAATAGAGTTTTCAGTTCTAAATGGCATAGATGCAAGCTTACTGGGCGGATTTATTCCTACATATCTCTTGTGATCCTTAAACCAGTATGCCTGAAACCCATAGGCGGCACCAAAGTCGTAAATTACCCTATTCTTGGGAATTATTTTTGATAATAGCTCATAGGTGTTACCACCGCACACAAGGCAAGATGGATCTACATCGGCACTAATACCCCAGTTGTTCTCGTCATTATAGACCTCATTAAAATGTTGGCAATAATACGGATCGCTCATTATGGCTTTGTAGAGCGAGCTTTCTTCCATCATCCGAAGATACCGCCAAACAAATCTTTTATATCCTTCGGCACTTGTTCTTGCACCTTAAACTCTCGTTCAGCCTCTTTACAAGCCTGCTCAAAAGTCTTGCCGCCTTTGAGGTAGATTTCCATAGCACGCCTACCGATCGCATCGGATTGAGCTTTATTCATTATCTCGCATCTCCCTAACTATCATTCCTAAACAAAAGCCATAGATGGCACTCTCGACCCATTTGAGCCACCAAAACCGAAATGACAGCAGATTTATTACAAGAAAGAATAAAACGACCTTGAATGTATTAGAATTCGACTTTTTCATTCTTATAGCCTTTCAAGTATTCGTCTATTATTTTCTTTGCCTCGTCAAACCCCACGGCAAACTCGGCACAATAGCCTCGCTGGCGTAGCTGCTCCAACATTAGCGCTTGCTCCTCCGTGTGGAGATCCCACCAATCACCTTGCTTGCGAAGTTTGGTTTCACCTTTGAGAATTTTACGAGCATCTTTGTCACGAATGAGTTTAGTACCGTCTTTTTTGAGTTCTAAATATAAACCTGATAGGGGGTGCATATAGTGCAGAGCGTACAATTCGAGCCACTCTGTATCGTAAAAGTCATCATTCTCTAAATCGCCACCCCATCTCTTTTTGTAAGATTGGAATAGTGGGGTTTTATCGTCAGAGTATACATATATGGGTTCCGCAATAAACATATCAGGATACGACTTACGACCTCCGTTTAGTCGCTTCTGTAGAGCTGCTTGTATCTTATTTAACTTCACTCCACTCCCAAAGTCGGAATGGAATATAATGCTTGGATATTGCAGGGTTAAGTAGTCGGCGACTTGTATTTGAACTGTGGTTTCTCCAGTAATCACGATGAACCTTTCTTTATATTACACTTTCGGCAAGCAAGTTGGCAGTTTTCTAGTGTAGTGAGACCCCCTTTAGATTTGGGCTTAATATGGTCTAGAGTGAGGTCTTTCTTATTTAAGATTTGTTTGCCACAAATAGCACAAACTGCTCCGTTCTTTTGCACTAACTGATTTTTAATGAATTTGGTTTGAGCTACTTCGGCGTTTTTGTATGATTTAGGAATTTTTGGTCGCCTTTTTGGGATTTTGTAGTATCTCATTTCTCACAGTGACCTTTAATTCGTTTTGCAATCCGTGAACCGCCAACACTTCGTTAAGCAATGCAGCTAGCGTTTTCGGCGTGTCAGGCTTAGAGTCGTGCCTCGAAATCGGCAATTTAATATCTACTCGTTTGTCGTTGTATTCAGTAACTACTCGCATTGCTCAACCTTTCCTACCGACATGACCTGATATTTTTGCTCACAGGCAGAAAAATCGGTTTTTACGGTCACTAAAAAATGTGTTCGTTTGTCGAAACTTCCAAAAACAGATCTCTCTCCAGCACGGCTGAACCCTACTTCCCATAAATCGTTTTCTGGGTTTCTCTTGAATGACTCTAGTCGCACATCAGGGTGATTATTACCTTCAACAACTTCAAATATGTGAAGGGCTGCTTTAATTATTTCTACATGATCTTGCACCATTTTCTACCTCCTTCATTTTTGGTCTATCATTTTTATAAAACTTGATATAAAGTTCATAACAGTCACTACGCACTAAATCTCCAGTATCGTAGTCAATCTGATAATGGACTCCGTTGTAAGTCATCCCTCCATAGTATTTCGCCACGCTAAGCTGAGAATTAAGCCAATAGTCAGGACTCATGACAAACGGCGCACTGTCTTTAGTGACCAGTTTATCGATTAGCCGATCAGCTTGCTCTTTTGTAGTTACCTTATGAGCCTTCATCGTTTGACCCCTGCTGGATGATATTCTCTCGATACTGTCTTATTTGGTTGCTCACCCACTGTATATCTGTATTCACTCGCCAATATGGATGTTCGCCATCAGTTAGATACTCTAATGCACCAGTAGAATACAATATGGACAGGTATGACCGTAGCGTGGATAGACTTTTTGGATATAATTTTGGGTTAGCTTCTTGCATCTTGGCATACAAGTCACTAGATATTGCCGCCATTTCGTTTTGATGCTCATATATAAACCCAAGTACCCTAATTTGCATTGGAGTAAATACGCCGCTCTTTTTAATTTTTGCTACTCTGCCTCTAGAAGCTTGTCCTAGCCGAGAGTCTTCTATCTTAATAAGGTGGTCAACCTTCTTATTTAATTCGGCTAGCTCTGCTGCCACTTTTAGGAGTGCTGTCGCTATGTTATTCATACTCCTCCTTTGCAGACTCCCAGCTCTGCTTTTCCGTATCAACTATGGCAAATCTGCGTTCTCCGAAGGGCGTTCCGTCTTGGTAAGTAGAGAAAACATCGGTAGAGAGCAAATTATCTACGAAAGTAATCTCTCTCATTGGCGTATGACCAACTACCTGCATAATTTTGTCGTCTTTATACATTTCGGTCGTTTTCCAAGTGTCCTGTGGTCTCGCCCAAACTGGGGAATCTTCCTCCCAGAGCGAATGTATATTGTCGTCATTAGCAAAATTGAAAATAGTGTCTTCATCGTTTGCCCACGAGGTACCATCCTTGTGCTTGTTTTTGCCCACTAGTCGCAACGCATAATCTTCTGTCACCCCAGCGTGCGAGAACCAAACATTATCCACTCGCTGAACAATTCCCATTGGAGGATTATGATCGGAAGATCGACAAATAACAGCATAGAGGCTCTTGAGACCGCTTTCACAGGTGAATTGGGCGGTATATGAGTATCCGCTTTGTTGCATTCGCCAAATATACGATAAATCGTGATTACCGTAGCACCACAGCGTTTTAGGAAACTCTTTGGCAAATTCTATGGCTCGGTTCAGAGTTAGCTCATACAGATCAATGTTGTGATATTGCCCCCAGTCATCCACTAAGTCGCCAAGGACTACGGCAAAGTTAGCTTGACCTGACTTCAAGATGGCAGCTGCTCGGTCAAACATACGAGGCTTAAGATGAATATCGGGAATTACTAAGACTTTAGACATTATTTCTTCTCCTTTGGCGATCTCATAATGGCTTGCAGGCGATTATGGAGTTCTGGTGCTAAGGCAATTCCTGAACCTTTCATTTCGTTATAAAGGCTGTGGATATACTGCTTGACCAGTTTTAGCTCTCCGCCTGCCCAGTACTCATTCACCCAATCCCAGTAGCTGTCAGCCTCACCATAAGTGCATACGGCACACATACCAGTAACCCTAAGAACTGGCTTTGCTCCACACGAGTCACATTCGTGTCTAAATGTATATGGATTTCTTGTTTTCTTTTTCATTTTTTCCTCAATTCTTCGAGTATTTCTGCTAGCCGTTGCTCTACTGTTATTCCATGGCAGAAGAACAGGGCTAAGCCGATAAACGCTAAAATTTCCATTTCTTTCTCCTATACTTCGTTACCCCAGCAATCCCAGCCGTCAATTTGCTGTCTAGCGAAAAGCTCAATTCTTGGTATATCGCCACAGAGTTGCACGATTCGATCTCTCGCCTCGTCAGGTTTTCTTGAATGCTCTCGGATGTGGTTAATAATCACACTATGAACCGCAGCAGATATGCGTTTCGGATTACCTTTTGTGGCAAGCAGGCACAGCTCAGCATTAGCTCTTGTCCATCTACCCATACCCCAAAATAGACTATCACTTTTACGATTCTGTTTGATCCAAGTAAATGCACAAGTTTTATATTCGAATCCCCAAGCTTGAATTACCTCAAAGCACTCGTTTAACTTAGGCAT